ACGAACCAAACTGTGTCTGCAACTACTCCAATTGCAGTACCTACTCCAAACCTCATTGTGATTCTGTAATTGTCAGAACCATCAAGTGGTGTCATATCAATTGCTTGTGCCATTGAATCTGAATCAGCTGTTCCAATACCAACAAACACATTGTTCTTGTTTGCAACAAATCCCTCACCAGAAGCGATTCCATTACAAGAAACAAGTTTGTATCCTAAGAATTTAGTCTGTGGCGCACCAGCTACTGCTTGATTGTAACCATCACCAGTCTGTCCAACTGCTAAGTTGTAAGCTGAAATAGTAACTGGATTCACATATAAATTTGTATTCTCAAAGTCACCAACAATTCCAGCTGGCATTGCTGTGATCATTTCTTGAAGACCAGCAAGAACTGTTGCAGATGCATTAATTGCGTTTACAAGTGTAGTTGCTCCAGCAGTATCACCAGATGCTAATTTAAGACCATTGAATGCGGCAAATCCAGATGTAGTTGCATTACCCATCCAAATATTGTTTTCAATATCTGCTTGCACAAATTTAGCAACATATAAAAGTATTGCATCAGCATAATCGTCTGGAACTCCAGAATTAATTGAGTATGCATCACCTTGCCACCATGTACGGAATTCACGCTTACAAAGTTGTAAGTTGACCATTTGGTCTGTGATGTCCAATGAAGCTTCATCAAGTGTAGTTGTTGCAGTTACATCAAAGTCACATGCTCCAGCTTTTATCAATGCATAGTCACCAGATCCAAATGACATTCTTGGAATGATTGCTTTGTATCTTATTCCATCTAACAATGTAACATTGCCACCATGTAAAGTTGGTGCAGATATTACAGCAGCATGAATATATGGTAATGCTAAATCACCAGCATAAGTTGATGTTGGATTTAATGGATTTGCCATCTTATTTGTTTTTTGTTTTGTTAAAAATTTGTAAAATTCTATCTTCAGAAGTCAAAGCAATTTTCACTTCTTCACGTTTGTGTGATTTTGGTGTATGCTTAAATGATTTTTGTGCAGACAACTTCTTTACTTTTTCAAGTTCTGTGTTGTGTGATTCTGTCATTTCAGCAAGTTTTTCAGCAATCTTCAATTCAACTGCTTCTGTGATCAACTTGCCTAATTCAAAACCATCTTCTTTTGTCATGTAAGTTGACAAATCAAGTTCTTCTTTTTCAGTTGTTTTTTCAACAACTTCTTCAGCTGACATTTCTTCTTCAACAGTTTCTTCAGAATCAGATTCTGTCTTTATGTCTGTCACTTCACCATCGACAACTTCCAAAACACCACCATCTTGTAATTCATAAGTTCCAGATGGCAATGCCATTTTTTCATCATCTTCGCCTAATACAAAGACAAGTGAACCCTTTTCAAATGAATCAGAATCAGTTGCAATTTTAGTTCCGTCAACAAGAAATGCTTCAGCCATCATTTTGACTTCTTCAGAAAGTTCTTCTTTATTACCAAGAAGTTCTTTCATTTTGTTGTAAAGGTTTTCCATTTTTTGTTTTTATTTTCCAGTAGTTAAAAGATTTTATTTACGTTTTTTCCTTTCGCTTAAAATTGCCCTTGCTTTTGGGATGACTGAATTAGCAATTGTTCTGTTTTTAATAGCAGCACAAATCTTGTTTGCAGTTTCTTCATTACCATATTCAGCCATTTGATCAGCAATACATTCATCCCAAGGATAAGCAGCAAGATAAGTTGATTCTTCTTCTTTGATCATTGTTGAAATTTCATTCAATTTCAAATCTTCTTGACTTAATGATTTTGAACTTAATTCTTGCATCTTATCAGTAAAGAAACCCTCAATACTAAATCCAAGAATTTCACCATCTTTCACTTTGTTCCATATTTCATCATTGTCAACTTTCATTGTGACAAACCAAGTTCCAACTGGACAATGTTCAAATCCATATTTTACAGATTTGTCAATTGAAAATTCTTTGATCCAAGATTCAACAACACAAATTCCATCAATTTTTGATTCATGTTCAAGTGTTGCAGATTGCAGATGATTTCTTTTCATGTATAATTCAGAACACTTTTTGATTGTGTCTTTTGAAAAGTAAACATGATAATCAGAACCATCATCATCCAGTCTGAAGATCTGTTTATTTGGTACAAGTGCTGGTGCAATCAGAAGTCTTTTTTCTTCATCTATCTTTGCAAATTTCAAATCTTTTTGTTGCTTATTTAATGCAACCCAATATTCATCAATGGCTGGATCTTCAACCAATGATATAGCGAAGACACCATCTTGATCTTCTTTTTCTTCTTCTGATATTATCAGCTCTACAATTTTTGTCATTTGTTCTTGTTTTTAAAGTGTTGCTTTTTGTTGAATCATTGTGTTAATTTGTTGTGAATTTGTTACTTGTTGTTCTACCACATACGCTTGAACTGGTGGTGTTTCTTGTCCAAACTGACTATTGAATTGCTCTGTAATTGATGGAAGTCCAGACAAGTCTGCAAGTGATTCAGCACCACCAACTGATCCACCAGATGGAAGTGAACCCCCGCTTGGAACTTGTGCGCTTACTGGCTTTTTGGTTTTTACTGATGTGATGTTTTTAACTGCTTTCAATCCAGCTGCCAAAGTCAATCCAGCTTGAATGTAAGACATTGGTGGTGGTAATTTTAATGCTTCAGTCACACCAGTCCAAGTGTTGACAGTTGCTGTTGCAATTCCAGTTGCTTTTGATGCAGCTGAACCCTCTTCAAATAGATCTCCAGCCATTCCAATTGTGTCAGACAACATTTGAACATCTTGCTTTCTTGCATCTTCTTTTGCTTTTGCTAAATCTTCAGCTGTCTTCAAGTCTTCTTCAGCAAATTTGTCATTTGATTGCTGAACTAAGTCATTGTATTGTTTGGTCAATTCAAAAATGTCTTCACCAGACTTTCTTGCAAGTTCTACTTTTGCATCATAATCTTGTTGAAGTGCAAGAAGTTCTTGTTCCCTTTCTCCAATTGTTGCAAGTGCAAGTTCTTCTTTTGCAGTCTTTAATTCATCAGCAAGACCAGCTTCATTTGTAAGTTGTTCAGATCTAAGCCCAGCAATTCTTTCATCAATATCAATCTGTTCAAGAAGTGATTGTTGATATGCTGTTTGTAATTCAATTGAATTTTTATTTGTTGAAAGTTCAAGTTCTGCAATCCTAACTTTTTCATCAACAATTGCTTTTTCTTTTGCAGTCTGTTCTTCAAGTATTCTTCCAAGTTCAATGTTTGCTGAAATTCTTTCTTCAAATGTAAGTCTGACATCATCTCTGATTTGTCTTTGTTGTTCTGCTTCAAGTTGACTTTGCAATTGTTGTTTTGCCCTTAATACTTCAAGAAGTTCTTCATTCTTCTTTGCATCTGCAAGTGCAGCTCCAGTTGCTATTGCACCAGCAATTGAAATTTCTTTGATGCCCTCTGTTGCTGTTTCAGATGCTATGGACACAACTGATCCAATTTCAGTCAATGCTTCACCAAGATTGTCTTTGATTGATTTACCAGCATCAACCACTTCATCAACAACTTCTGTCAAGTTTGCTTTTGATTCAAGTATTTTTGCATTTAATTCATCAATTGTTTCTTGATCTTTTCCACCAAAGAATGATTCTTCCCAAGCCAATGCAGCTTCTTGAAGACCTAATTGAATGCCATAGAAAGCAGCCTTGAATGGAAATAAAACTGAAGTCACAATTCCACCCATGACTTTTCCAAGTCCCTCAAATCCCTCTGATGATTTTGAAACTGCATCAAATACATCTGTGACAACTGATGTCACTTGATTAAATATTACACTTAGTGTTTCAGTTGCAATTGCAACACCATCAATCACAGTTTGATTCTGCATCATGATGTCTTTTAAAAACTTGAAAGCTTCAATGATAAGACCAACACCAAGTGCTTTCATTGCAAGTCCCATTCCTTTGAATCCTTTGCCTATCTTCTTCAATGCACCTTCAGTTCCTTTTCCAGTCTTCTTGATGTCATCAAGATTCTCATTTGTTTCAGCAAGTGAATCTTTGACAGCATCCAGATCTTTTGAAATCTTCTGAACATTGGTTTTGAATTCTATGTCAACAACTATCTTTTCTGCCATCCTAATATTCTTTTGAATTCATTCATAATTGTATCATGATTCAATACTTGTTTTTCATACCATGATAATGTTTTTGTTCCATTGTATGTTGTTTTTGACATCAGTCTTACAACATCTGGAATAATATGACAAGCACCAACCCAATATTCATGCATTGGTTTAAAGTCAAGGATTTGAAATTCAGACAAATCATTCTTGTTTTCTGTTTTGAATTTTATGTGTTCCATTTTGATTGAAGATAGTTTTGTACTTGTTGAGTTTCTGAATCAGTTAGTTCTACATTGTAGACAATAATTTCATGAATTTCACCTCTGAATTCATTTCTGTCTGAAGTTCCACTTGATGAAACAACTGCACCAATTGAATAGATGTCTGATGTTGTATTTGTTGCTGATGAATTTGTATCTGTGTTTTGTTCTTGATCAAGAATGTATTGTGTTGTCCCAGCTCGTCTTCCAGTAATTACTTGTCTTTCAAGAACTGAAACATTATTGATAGAACAATTGTAGTTCTGACTGTTATTGTTTAAGAAAGCTATTGAATTGCTTCCTTGACCTTGTGTGACATTTATTGCAAATCCTTGTTTTTGTCTTGTTCCACCACAAACACCAGCAATCATTTGTCCGTAATTTTCAGAAGTTGTAATTGCAGATTTGAACACTACAAAAGTTGTTGATCTAATATCTGTAATTGTATGAAGTGATGAATCTGTATTTATTAAAACATCATTGATACCATCAAAAGTGATGCTTGGATCAGATAAGTCTTGATTGTATGTTGGTCTTGCTGTTGATGTTGGTGCAATCATGTCATATCCATTTCCACTTTTATCATCCCATTGTGTAACAAGACCAGATGAATGTGTCAATGTAATTGCATCAGCTGAATCAAGCCATAATTTAAGACCAGTAATTTCTGATGGTTCAAAGGGTAATCTGTTTGAAGACACGTCAATGTTTTGCAATGTTTGAAATGTGTATTTGAAATCAATTGACCAATCAACATCACCAAGATTGTATGCCCTATCATCTGTGTCAATCTTAAAATAGAACAATCCTTCATTTGCAATCTTTTTTGAACCAATTGCACCTTCGATGTATGGCATTGGAAATTCCAAGCTTATATCAACAATATTGAATTCAGTTGATTCTTTTGAAATGTCTTTTGATAGTTGTTGAATTGTTGGTCTATAAGAATTATTATTGTTTACAATCACACCAGTATACTTTCTGAACATGTACTTCTGTGATCTGTCTGTTGTTGTTCCTCTTTCACTTCCAGATATTGTCATTTCAAACATCATTTGTGATGGAAAAGGCAATCTGAAAGAATTTGTTCCATTGCTTAAAATGGAATCTGAACCAGCGTCAATTGTGTATTGTCCATTTTGACCAATTGAAATTTCTTCTTTTCCGTCTGTGAACCCATGCTTTATAAAGTGTCCACTTTGACTTCTTCCAGTTTTATTGTACAATGGATCTGTTCCACCAGACAACATGAATTCACCACTTGCAATTGTTTGACCATAGTCACCTTGAATTGATGTGTTGAAATATGATTGTCTTGTAAATATTTTGATTTCTGAACCATCAAAATCTTGTGCTAATGGATCAGACAAGTTGTTGTTTCCGACAATGTCAAACCCTTTTATGTTTGCTCTTATTGTATTGTCATTTCCATTTATGTTTGTGAAGTCTGATGAATATTCAACTAAGTTTCTGCTTCCTTTAATTATATTGAAATCTGTAATCAAATTATTATTTCCAAGAACTTGATTGAAAACACCAGATGCAGAATTATTACCACCAAGAACAATTTCTGTTGATCTGTTTGGATTTGGTACTTTCTGTTTTGGATCATTTAAATCATTTGTTTGATTCCAGCATTGTGAAAATTCATACAAATAACCATTTGCTTGACAACATTCTTGTGTTGGTGTTTCTACCACACCACTTGAATTGTTTGTGAATATCACAATTCCACCAGCAGTTAAATAGCTTGGTGACGAAGTACATTCTATTCCAGAAGTTGCAATCAAATTTGTTCTTTGAACCTTTACTAATTCAACATTGCAATTTCCTTGTCCAATTAATGGATAATTGTTGATCTTATTTATTCTGAAATATTCGTTTTTAACAAATATAATATCATTGAAACTTAGATTGTTTATGTCTAAAGCTGACAATTTGAAAGTTGCAATCAATAGTCTTGCCTCCCTTGAATATGTTTCTTCAATGTATCTTTTCCAATAAACAGAATACGCTCCATTCAATGGAACTGGATAACCTAAAGCACCAGTTGATTCACCCATGAATGAAAGACATTTTGTTTGTGGTGTGACAACAATATCTTCATAATTTTGAAATATTGAAAAATTGCTGAATTGTTGTGTTGCAACTGTATCTGTCAACCAAACAGATTCACCATTTATATCTGATCCACCATACCCAGAATAATATGATAATTTAAAGCCAGAAACAGATTTACCATTTCCATTGTGACAAATGCTTGATCTGATTCCAGTATTTGGAATGTAGCTTGTGATTGTTGGATTGAATATTGTTTTTATTTCTTCCTTGTCTTTTCCAAAATCGTTTGATGTATTGTCAACATATTGTGATCCATATATTTTTGAAGTTTGCTGTTCAAATAATGAATTCATGAAATCATCAGATTTCTTATCTGTGAAGATTAATGATTTAGCTTGAAGATCAGCTGTTGGTTTTAATTGTACATCTTTTGAAACATCAAGTTTTTCTGTCCAATCCAAATCACTTCCTTGATCAATCCAATCTGAATATGGTTGAATATAAAGATGTGTAGGTTGTTGATCGTCTGGAATGATTACCAAGTTGAATTTCTTTGCGAATGATGTAATGAAATCTATTGCCTTGACTTTTGGAAAGTTTCTTGCAACATCAAAACCAAGTATTCCAGTTATTGGTGTTGGTGTTCCATCTACATCAATAGAATAAGTTTGTGGTAATGGACTAAATTGAACAATACCAGATTCAACTGTAATTGATGCGCTTTCATTCTGTGAATTTGTAACAAGACATCTAATCTCATATTCATTGTTTACATTTAAAAAGTAAGCTTCAAATGAAATTGCCAATGCGAAATCAACTACTTGAACAATATCTAATGGAAATCCTTGAATTACTGCTTCATTGTTTGTGATGTCATATAAGACAATTGAAACAAGTGTACCATCCAATGATGCTGGTTGTGATAAGTTAATGCTTATATTAATAGCAGTTGCAGACCAGAAGTTTGATGGTGAATAGATTCCAGTTGTTTCATTATAATCACCAGAATTATTTGTGTAATTATTTCCACTTGTATTGTTGTGTATTATTTTATGATAGCCATTTGTTGCAAGAAATGTCTGTGATCCAGAAGCTGTTAAATTTACTTCATAGAAACTTTCATTCATTTCAGTCAATGAATCATTTGATCCAGAATTTAGATCTAAATATAAATTGTTTAATTCTGTATCAATAAAAGATGATTCATAAGTAAAACCAGATTCAAGAAGTATTTTATTAAATACTTTATTTGCTCTTATTTGTGGCTTTAAATTAAAGACTGACAATGGATTGTTGGAATTTGATATTGATCCAGACACATTCCCACCAAACATCGCTCCACTATAATCATACATTGAATAAACAATGTCACCATTCAATAAAGGTGTTACATCTCTGTTCATTGAAGTTGACACCACATTCAAATTCATCTGATGATCGTATTCACTGAAGTCAAATTCTGACAAGTACTTACCAGTTAAAACTTGACCAAGTGAAGAAACAGAACTGAATACTACACATTCGTAATGGTGTGTAACATCGTTTGAAACAAATACGTTTGTCAGTTGAAGATAACCCTCAAACACTTCAAGTGAATCTTTTGTGATTGTTGCTTGAACCTTTATTTTTGTATTGTAATTTCCAAACTGTGTCACCTCAAAATAGTCACCAAAGAACACATCATTGTTTGGTGTTGATGGAATACGGAAATTGAATGTGTGATTTCCTTTGTTTGATTTGAAGTCTTGAATGTCTTTGAATTGGTAATTCGCTGTCATTGGTTGATCACCTGACAGATCTAAATAAACAACCCTTGAATCATCTTGTGTTTCAACTCTTATTTGTGTAGCCATCTATGTTGTGCTAAATTTAGGATTTGCATATTTGAATTTTAGTTCATATTCATATAAACCAGTATTCTTTTCACCTTTCAATTTCATAGTTGTCTTTTCAAGAATAAGTGCTTTGGCATTATCTCCATCAAGTAAATGAATTTGTGGTGACATCATCATGTCTTTGATTTGTTCAATCTGGTAATCTTTAAGATTGTCCGTGAATAGTGTGAATGATTCTGTTGGATTGACAGAAGTTGTCATCATTCCTTGCTTTGCAACATCTAATGGATAAGCTGAATCAATAAGTGTATTGCTGAAAGTAGCCAATCCAGTTGATTGATTA